TATCGGCCTACCCACAAGTGTGGGGTCCGACGCATTTTAAAGATGCGACCTGTAAAAAATTTACCAGGAGAAGATGGGGTGTTACACACACCACAACTCCACTGGGTAAAAAACCAAGTCATCTCGAAAGATACGTCGAGGTGTCGAAACACCGTCCATTAGTACTGGACACCTTAGGGCCGCCCTAAGGTATTTTAATCATTTTGCTTCGCCTAAATTGGCGGGGCGTCGTATGAATAAACGACAGGTACATTTAAGTACCAAAAACAGCTGAAATCTTCGCCAATGGCGACAGATGTTCTGCATAAGCTGGATTGAACTCCAGACAATCCCTGTTGTAAGGCTTCCACAGCATGATGCTGGCCTTCAGGGTAGCGTGTCAAAGTAGCTACGCTATTGTCAATATGAGTATGCGCGAAACGATATTCCGAATAGAACGGGAACTCGCACTCAATATTGGGGTTGACAACACCATCTGTGGTGTATGCTCCTCCACGAGCATTCTCACCAAATACACCAAAATCATAGGCAAGCTCACTATCTGTGAGACCTGTCAAATCTCTTGCGATTTTGGTCTGTCCGGATCCAACAATAGAATTTGAATCTCGGGCTACGCCATAAGTGGCGCGATCATTAAGGCCGATAAATTGATATTTACGGCGGATCCCTCCACGCCAAGCAGCGTAGCAAGGGACAATATAGTTCATATAAGTCATGTGGGTAAAATTAAATCCCTGACCATTAACGGATGTTCTCGCACTAGGCGAGTATCCTCGTTGAACCGGAAAGTTAATGATGAATTGTTTCGTATACGATAAATTGCTATTTGTCAGCCCAAATTGTAGGGCGTCATGCCAGCAATATCGCTTCATCAACTGCCTCAGTGAGGCAACTTTCTCACCCATAAAAACGTAAAGGGTGTTATCCGTGGGAGAAATCATCTCACCACCAACCGGATTAATAGGGCTCGACACTTCTGGCGAGTTATCCTGTTCATCCGACATACCTGTGTCTGTTTCCTCGGCGCAATTTACTTCACCGGACTCAGGCTTAATTTCTTCCAATCTCCGTGATCCAGGAGGTGGATTAAAAGATAGAGTATTAATGGCACCATCCGAAGGATTAGCCAACTCAAAATCATCACCTGCACGAACATAGCATAGAACATCTACGTCAGCAGGAATAGTATCATTAGGTGTTGTGAGTTTATTCACAACGCTGATCTGCAACATTCCATTTGTGCATTCAGCAATTGGTACCAGGGTAGCATTCGACCGATATACATCAGTAGTTTGCAAACCTGAGATACCTCTAATACGGCGCCAAGCCTCTGCTTGACCCCAATTGACAGTAATTTCAAAATCACGATTTTCTGCCAAGTCAATCACTCGGTTGTAAGCAACATTATATTCAGAGTTGTTAAACAAGCCCGTAGAATACGGGTCCCAAGTGACACGAATACGTCCTTTATGAAAATTGGACGCAACGATTTGAAAACGAAATGTGATAGACCCTCGCCAATGTTGAAACAATTGGCTGACATGTGTCATAGGTGTCATCACGGCTTGCGCAGCTGGATCGCCTCCCCATAAACCAGCCTCACTAAAATAGTGAGGTGTAATATTTGCTGAGAACAGCACGGTTTCAGGGGTAGCACCTTCGCGCCAGCCAAATTGTGTGAAATAAGACTCCTTTCGGAGAACATGTGCTAAACTCATTTGATCAGTTCCAGCAATTCCTACTGTACTAGGATCAATGGATAGCTCTTGCTTCGTGTCCAAAGACAACTTAGCCACAGCTTCATCCATATCAGTGTACGCCATATAACCGGCAGGCACATGCTTCACAGGCATAATATTATTTATAATAGGTGGTCTAGAGTATCCAAATATTCTTGCGATATTTGAGACTCCCTCGAGAGCATATTTGCTCGCCAGGGCATACTTTCCGATGACCGGCACATTCGTAATTGCGCCAGCAGCCTTTGCAAGGATGGATGCAGGTTTGGAAATAATTCCATCACCATATTCATCACTAGATTTACTAGATCCTGTAGTGTTAGTCCCACTCTTTTTAGTGCTTTTTCCTTTTCCGGATTCGGGTTTGATCTCACCAAACTCCACATCCTGAAGATCGCCTTGCACAGCAAGAGAGGTAATGTCATCAGTAAGCTTTTCAGTATCCTGAAAGCTCTTCTCCAATTCTCGAGCACGAGCACGGAGCGCATTAATTTCCCGGGCAAAGCCCGCAGCACTGAGACAAGCCAACCCCGCAGCAATAATTGCAATAGGGTCTTTACAAACGCGTGAACGGCGTTCGGTTTCTTCTGTTCGTCTGACGGCTTCTTCGATAATCCAGGCTTCGCGTTCAGCGGTGCTTTTGAATTTCTTAGGCCTCACAGTTTCAATATCAGACACATCGTCAACACCACTTTGTGGTGAGACGGAATCCACTGGGTTAACAGTGGGCATGGTGAGCATCACATTCTTCATAGATGCAAATACCACGATGTTCACAGCACCAGAGCCAGAGTTGGCTTGGTTAAGTGAAGCGAGATCGATAATACTGATCTCCCCAAGTTGTTTATAATCTGCTTGGGTCAGATTAATCCAATTCTTCGACCAAAAGTAGGGGATAGACATTTCACCTCCCGTAGAGGTTGTCGGATCCAAAAACAGATGTGGTCGTTGAGATGCCTGCATACGAAAAAGTTCATTCGTGGCAGGACTTAAATCAAATAATCGAAACTTCTTCAATGGAGAATAGGACACCAGGGCACGCCCATAGTAAAATCCGTTACCATTGATCATAAATTCAAGTTCGAGATCGCCTCTCAACAAGAAAAAGTTCTCGATACGTCTGAGAACATTAGGGTTCTGTAGAAACAGTTCCCAAGGGTTAAAACTTTGTACCAAAGCCTGACCTACTGACCATTTAATCTCTGCGATTTTAACTGGTCGAGCTAGAAATGCTCCTAGGTCGGCATCCTCACGGTACCCAACATTAAAGGTTTCATCTCTGTCAGAGATGATGTCCGTGCGCCATGCGCTGTCGGCGTTAGAAAACGAGACGACAGGGTCAGAGCGTTCGGACGGAACACGCGAATAAGCGTAATTGTCATCAACTTGAGATGACATAGAATTAGTATAAGTATTTTTATTATCAGTAATGCAATTTATTTAATCCAGTCAATCGGGGCATCAATCGATCGCTTTAAGTACATTTAATGAGGGCGGACCACCCTCTACATAGTCCTAAATGTGCAAGCAAGTATTTACAAAGTATGTACACAGTATAATATAACAGGTAACCAATACACAAGTCCCATTTGTACATTATCGCCACATTGGGTACGGGGCGGGTCCATTTTAACGACATGACCTGGTCATATCTCAACCTTTTCTGAATATTCTTCATTCCAAGGTAGAGGGAGTTTATCGAAAAACTCATAATCGGTAGAAAATACTACCTCAAATCCTTTTAAGGAGCACAAAACTCCAAGGTATTTGAATTTGGGGTTCAACATATTGAAAGCAGCACATTGTCGCTTCAATTGTCTACGCCCCTTCTGTAAAACGGAAGTGCAACGGGAAGTTTTGACCTCGACAATAATGACGAAACCTTGTTTACCGTGCATTCCTTCAAATAATAGATCGCTTTCTCCAATACAGTGCAATCCAAGAGGCTGATTAACAGCCAAACATTTATAGGGAATTAATTTCTTAGCGTGCTCATAGAGATAGGTTTCATTTTCATCAGAACCACTCTCAGGCTTCACTTCAGGAAAGTATTTATCCTTCCAGTCAGCTACTCGAGCATCGAAAGACCTGTCAAAATCCTTGACATGGTCACTAAGACCGCACATCTCTACTACCTCCTTCATCTGCTTCTGACGCAGATTAAACTTCTCTCTACCGTGAAAAAACCATTCACGCATAGCACCGTCAATGTTAAAGGCGGCGGCTTCTTCAGGTGATAAAACCTTAGAAGCAAGAACAGAGTGAAGACTCTTAAAAATAGAATCTTCTGAGAGTTGTGCAACATTATGACCCAAATCAGGGTCAAATCGATTAACACACTTCAAAAAGTCAGTGCTATCGATATGCATAAATTTAGTGGCTTCGGACTCCTTGTCCGGCATGGTAAAAGTCATTCCATGTGTAGCCAAATAGTCTCTAAAAGTAATATGATTGTAATTATTCAATCTGGGTGAGACAGACCCAATGACATCATCTCCATACGTTACAATATTAACGTTATCACGATAAGGAGTGCTTGAATTGCCTTGCTCAAAATAATGGCAGCGCAAATACAAATTGTTGGCAATACTTCCGTTATACACGGTGAGATTGTTGCCAGACATATGCAATGAACCTAATTCCAATAAGGTTCCATTCCAAGCAATGATGGGGTTGGACAAATCAGCAGCCAACCCTTTCATAATAAGGATGTCATCTTCGGAGTAACCGAAGGCTTTTGCCACACGAATGTGGCATTCAAAAGCAGACCTCACCATTTGACATGGCATATGAAGATCAAACTTAGAATAATCGCCGGCGAAAATACGGTCATCGCCATGCTCTTTAATATAATTAATAAGTTCTTCCCATTCCGGTCCTTGTCTGTTAATTCCAACAGCACAATTAGACAGAAGGGGTACAGTAGAATATGCAGCACAGATCGCTAAAAAGTATTTGCGAACTAAATATTGCAATGCTACATTAGTGACGTAAAAGATACGACACTTCTTCTTGGTGAGTTTAGTGGGTTCATCCTTAAGCGAAGTTTTCGCTGGGGAATAAGCACGCTCACCGCGACGGTAGCATTCCAGCATACGCTCGATTTCAACATAAGATTCTTCATCGAGTTTCACTGGATCATTCCATGTTTCCGTTGGGTCAAGTTTAATTAAGAACTTGCTCTTTTGACCCGAACGCGGAAATCCAATGGACGTGTTTCTGACAATTTTGTCAATAAAACGACGTCCTGGGATACCGTTAATAGTTTCCATTTCCGTCAACGGACGAATGTCCATATCTAGCTCCTTAAAACGAGCAATAAGTGGATTGATATAATCATCAATAGCCCACTCGAGAGCGGATGGAGGAAAACCAACGCAGTTATTAGCTGCGGTTTCTAACGCGATTTGGTGATCGCGGCGAGAATTAAAGGGGGGTCTACCCCACTTATTCTCGTACCCAGTAACAGCGGCAACAGCGCCGCTAATTATAGTAGGTACGACATCAGATCTTGGCGTAGAAGCGCCAAGAGTGGATCCATAGACAGCTACAGTATTGTCTTTCCCCTTAGGGAGAAAACGAGTAGCACATCTAGGATGAACTTCTTTCGATGTCAAAATAGTAATCCCATTTATTTCAGTGGGAAAAGTACCAGCAGATGCTTCAGGCAAAACAAATTCCATAGCCTTAATAGCATCAAGAGCTTCTTGTCGAAACAAGGCTCCGCTAACTGCAAAATTAGCATTATTACCGCCAAGGTGGAATCCATGAATATACGGAAACTTTGCCTTAGCAACCAAAACTGACATACAACGTCCATCAAAAGTGGTCTTACCCACAGTGTGGGCAGAGCCGATAAATTGTGGTAAACCACGACCTTCGGCATTATTAGTAGTCATTTGGTGTTTGGCTCTATAAGAGTCAAACTGGATTTCTCCAATATCGTTGCGATGCATCTCCATCACAACGTGTTCCAATGCATCCTTGCCTTCAGGCAAATAATCAATCATAGATGCAAATGGAGGTCCGCTTTGAACTTGTACTACAGCAAGATCGCTGGTTCCAATGCGGACAGCATGTTTAAAATTACAATAGCTCTTGAAGGTTGAGTTCACAGAGCCAATTTCACTACGAACGAAGCTGACACAAACGTCAGGATCGGAAGGCAACATATGATGCGGAAGCAACATAAAATTAGACTTCAAGAAAAAAGCGTCACAAAAAGAACGCTTCCCATCAATAATCCAGGACATATAACATAAATTCCTGGAGATGGGGCCAACACATCTTTCAAATGTGGTGGTTTTACTTTTGGTAGTGACGGGCAATTCCTCAACAACGAGGTCAGCCCAAGGATTCTCGGTTTCCAAGCGTTCCTGAACTTCATCAGGAGTCACTGGATTGAGAGCAGACTCGGTAGTAACACCGAACGATTTATACAAATTGTAGAATTTGTGGATGCCATAAGCGGCAACACACACAACTCCCGCAGCAAGTACACGCAAGTCATAAACATAACGTGTAAAGGCGGTAAAGTCTGGTCGACTCTTTAAAATTTCATCATACGCTCTATTACGAGCGCTTTTTACAATATTAACAAATGTACAGAAAAATATATAAAATAAGATACAAACAAAAGTAAATGTAATAGGATTATTATACATACGCAAAATCTCAATAAGAAGAGATAGCGCAAAAATCCAATAGACAGCCCAGATATAAGACTGCTTCTTGTAATATGAAAACAAATAACGAGAAAAGACAAAATCCATAAAAGTACCCGTAATAGGTGAATGGATCAAAAAGGACGGAATCCTAGAGCAGTAAGCAATAGGATGATAAGAATTGTACCAACGAGCCATATCCGTCCAGGATAAAGACAAACCAAATTCAGGTTTGGTACAACACGAACAGTTTTGTTTGACATTACAGCATTCAAAACAAATTTCGATGCTCTCATTTAAATGAGTGTTCGTGTCAACAACATATGATTGGATACGTTTGTGCTCGATAGCACGTTCAATTGCGTATTTCAGCATTTGATTAGTGTCCAAAGTTGCAATGTGTTTCCAGTGGGATTCCGAAGAATTCTCCAACATTTCTTTCTCATTGAATTGTGAGATATTGCGCGAATACGCATTCTCAGCTTCGTGAAGAGAGTGGGAAACAGTGCTCACGCTTTCAATAACGGGCACAATAACTTTAAAGTCCCAAGCATTAGGGACACCTGACATAGAGCCGTAAGTATTAATAATCTTTGAAGGCGAAAGGGAATTCGCCGTAGGATTAGTACGGAATTCAGGTTTGACATGCGGTTGAACGCAAAAGTCAAAACGACGGTGCACAGCCGTCTTACATGCAGCTCCTTTTTCCAGGGAGGTCATGTTGTTCATGGTGACGACAACGAGAGAGACGTCGATAGGGATTTTACCCTTTTCATCAACGTCTGCCTTAGTAGCAGTCATAGGTGCATTATTTTTAATACGAATAATCATATCAATCGGATTTACGTCCGAATAGTCAGGAGACACAGCTCCAAGATCATCGCAAATAAGGCATTCGGTCAAGCCGTCTGCCCAAGAATCATACTTATCAGTAGGATTATAAGAGCGAATACGCTCCGGGGTGCTGGGTCTACCCATAGCTTTCAGGATGGTTACTGCAAGCATGTTTGAAATAGTAGATTTTCCAACACTAGAATCGCCAATAATACACACCATTAAAGGTGCTTGGCGAAGTTTACCATCGGTTTTACACTGAAGGTATTCAGACCGAATAGTTGACAAATGAGTAGACATACGCATATACAAGGTCTTTTCAGGACCATTAGCTTCGCGTAGAGCATTGTCAACAAGTTTTTGTGTTTGGTCAAGTAAATTGCCAAAATCACGTGCGTCCATATTCTTGAGACGCATTAAGTTACCAGTTTTACACATGGGCCAATATTCAATAATCTTTTGATAATTGGCCATAACATCAACAGGTTCAAAAAGAAATTTGATGTCTCTGGACTTGAAAATTCGATATCCAGATTCGGCAAAAAAGACAACAGTCTTGGTAATCAAGTCCCAAATATCCAAAGGGTTCTTGATATAAGTAGACGCTTTCACGCCAAAAGTCGTAAGAGCAGTAGCAGTAACATTGCCTGCTTTGCTATCGACAATACCAGAAACAACGCACAAGGTGATAATATCACGAAGGCGCTTATACAAAACGGTAGAACGGAAGGATTTAAAAACTCCGTTAATACCTTTAGCTTTTTCCCAAATAAAGTCAAGGTTTTCACCAGACTCAGGTTTGATAGTAAGCGAATCGTATTGTTCCAAAAGAAGATCAACTAGTTCTTGATCAACAGTCTTCGACAAGTACATTGTCACAATAGACAAAGTATTTTTCCAACTTGTAGAAGTATAAAGAGCAGAAATAAATGAGGTAAAGAAAACGATGTTTCTTGTACCAAATGCATTGCTCAAA